CCGGCCAGGAGAAAAGCGGGCACCCTACCCGCCTGGTGCAGTCATTCCAATTAGGGGCGCTGATAGGGGGCGCGAATGCCACAATTTCCAAGCCAGCAATTCTTTACGCTTGCGGAGTTAACAAATCGATGGAGCCTCACTGAACAGCACATCATCGAGCTGCTGGTGTCTGGTGATATTTGGGGCTCTGTGTTTTTAGAGGACTCTCTGGTCGAAAGGGTCAAACTTGATCCCGGAAAACGCGAAGCTTCGCGCACGGGGGAGGAGCGGCTTTATTCCGGGGAAGCTGGCGTTTTGCTTCCCTCAAGTTTCATCGCTAAAAGAGCGGGCCCGGTAAGCGGAGTGTACGAACCGGGTTCCCCGGAAATATTCTACGCCCTAGCGGTTCCGCTACACATTGATCTGACAGATATACTGATACCCGCTGACAGCGTAGCTGCCTTCGACAAGGTATTAGCTGCCAGCAAGTCGAAAAGCATCCTTCAGGAACTTGAACACCAGACCCCTGAAATGCAGCTGGCGGTAGAAGCTCAGAGGGAATTCTGGAACCACGAAAGAATCGACAGAAGCGACCCTTCAACATGGCCCAAACAGTCTGCCGTAACGGCCTGGTTTGAGAAGCGTTTGGGGCCAAATTCTGGAGTTAGATCCAGACAGCTTGCCAGCTCAATAAGCCCGTTATGGGCCCGCAAACCGGGAAGGCGCTAACCCTTATAGCGCCCGCCCTGAGCGGCTTCCAGCCACTTTCCCAAGGAATGAGTAACCCTCCCAATCTATTTAGCTGCCCCGCCGTTTGATTTTATTTCTCCTGTGTTCAAAAACATTCAGGAGCAATAAGAATGGATAAGCAGCGTTCAACAACCACACCAGACCGGCTTATGAGATTGCCGGAGGTCATGCAGACCATCGGCCGAAGCCGGACCAGCATTTACTACGACGTGAAAGAAGGCCGTTTTCCCAAACCTCTGAAAATTGGCCAGCGCGCCATTGCCTGGAGAGAAAGCGACGTTCAGGAGTGGATTGCTGCCGGAGGTGCAGCATGAGAGCCCCCGCTCCCACCGTCAAACCCGGCTGGTTCTTCCGAAATAACCGCCAGTACCTGGCACTGTCCGAAGTACCTTCCGCCCTCGCTGTCTCCAGTGCCGAAATATCAAAAGCCGTCGAAGCTGGACAGATCAAATCCGAGCGGGTATCCGGCTGTAAGGCCGTGGCCCTGGAAGAGCTGTTTCGATATATCGAGATTAGGGGTAATCAGAAATGAAAAAGACGCCCGCCACCAAAGCAAAGCGCCAACACAATACTACCAAACTGACCCCGCGCCTCAAGCGGTTATTGGTTGCGCTTTATACAGCCAAGTCCGGACTTACACGGGAGGAAGCCGACAGGGCCTTACCCGCCAGCAATGCCCCTGAGTATATCCGCCAGCTCAAGGAGCGCTTGGGGCTCGATATTCCGTGCGAACTGGTGCCGTTTACTACCATCGATGGGCGCCGGAGCAAGCGGGGGGTGTACAGCCTTACAGAAGGCGATCGACAGCGTGTGAAGGCGCTTCTCTGATGAGGGGCGCTTATGTCCAAAAGAAAGAACCCGTTGCCCTTCGACAAGGCTGGCGGAACGATCGTTATGCAACGGCGCCTGCTGAGCTCTCCCGCTTACCTGACTCTCACCCCCTACGCCAAGGCATTAATCCACCTGATGCACCGGCACTGGACACCAGCCAACCCGGTAGGCTTTGGGGTACGCCAGGCAGAGCGGGAAATACCCTGTTCCCGGGCAGTGGCCTTGCGCACGTTCCAGGAGCTGCAGGACGCCGGCTTTATCGTCAAGGAGGACGAGAGCCTGTTCTGTTCCCGCACTCAGTCAAAAACCCGGACATGGCGCTTAACGTGGATGCCCTGCTGGCGGAACAGACCCCCAACGAACGACTGGGAAAAGCCCCCTCAAAATTAACCCTACCGGTTCATATTTGGTACCTCTGGAAGGCCACAGGTATCAAATCTGATACCTCTGAAAATCGAAACAGGGCCACAGGTATCAAATCTGATACCTGTGGAGGGGGTTTTCAGGTTCCACAGGTATCAAATATGAACCACTCCTACTTAGCCACCCCCTACCGAACAGGAAACCAGAACCATGGGCCCAAATAACCTCCGCGAACCACTCAGCTTTGACGACATCGACCAGATCCTAAAGCCGGTGACAGAAATTCGCCTCGACAACCTACCGCCGGACGTACTTGAACACCTGGTAGACCAGCTTGGCCTTATTGCTCACGTGGCAGCGCTCCGCCTAAACGAAAAGTGATTCACTAATGACGACCACCGTTGGGTTTAACTATGCGACGTTCAGAAAATCGGCTCCGCATTCTCGATGCTTTGACCGGCAGGGGGGACTTCACCGAATACGGCCCGCCGCCGTATAGCGCTGCTGACGTTGTTCTGATGATTGGTGGCAACGTCCGGAACACATCCCGGGCCCTGAAACGAATGGAGGACTACGGCCTTGTCAGAAGTGAAATCAAACTACGTAACCAGTGGTGCGAGGTTCCCAAGCCGGGCCACTACCCGCGCCCGGTCCGGTGCTATTGGTCAATGGCAACGCTTGAGGAAGACCAAGCCCGCGCCAAAGCCTGGCGTGATGGATCTGCCGAGAGATCGGCCCAGGCATTGGACGCAATGATTAAGCGCTTCTCCGGCCTGTGAACACAATTACTGTTCACTGAACAGAATTACCGGTCATCGACACAGCCCGCCGCCAGCGGGCTTTTTTTCGCCTGTACGAAAACACAGCCTGTTCCCATATACAGTCATTGTTGATTTTTTATGCTAATGTTTTGCTATGGCGAGCAATGAACTGTCACAAAGAGACAGAAAACAACCGTTTTACTCCAAGTTAACGAGGATTACAGCATGAAACTAGCCGCACTGCGTGAAGCCCGCGCCGCCAGCATTCAGCAAATGAAAGATTTGGTGGACAGGGCCAGCAAAGAGGGCCGCGACCTGAGCGCCGACGAAACCAAGCTATTCGACAACCTGAAGCTCGAAGAACGCGGTCTGTCCGATAAAATCGACCGGGCCGAGTACCTGGCAGAAACCGAACGCCGCGCCGCCGGTACCCCGGTATCTGACAACGCCGCTGCAGACTTCGACAAGCTGGCCGGCTCTGTCTCCGTGGTCAAGGTGATCCGCTCCCAGATGGAAGGCCGCACTCTGGACGGTATCGAGCGTGAATACGCCCAGGAAGCCGAGCGCCGGTCCGGCCGCAAAGCACAGGGTGTATTTATTCCAATGCAGGCCCTCGAGCGCCGCGCCAATGACACCACCAGCGCCCCGGAGATCGTAGGCACTCAGCACCGGCCACAAGACTACATCGGAGCCCTTCGTAACCGCCTGCTGGCCCGCCGCCTTGGTGTGCGTGTGCTGACCGGCCTTCAAGGTGACGTATCCGTTCCCAAGTATGGCTCCAGCCTGTCGCTGGGCTGGGTAGCAGAAGGCGGAGCAGTGCCCGAGGGCACCATGGGCTTTGACTCTGTAACCCTGTCTCCGAAACATACCGGCGGCAAAACTGAAATGTCCCGCCAGCTGATTCAACAATCCAGCCCAGGCATTGAGCAGCTGGTACGTGACGACCTGACCGCCCTGGTTGCCCAGGAGATCGACAAGGCCATTCTGGTAGGTGGCGGCACCAATGAGCCCACCGGCATCATTTCAACCGCCGGCATTCAAACTGCCGACATGCCCACCACTTGGGCCGATGTTCTGGCCCTGTCCGAGCTGCTGCAGCTTGAGAACCTGGAAGGCACTACGTTCTTGTCTAATCCCTCCGTGCGCACGGCCCTCGCCAGCACCGAGAAAGTGAGCGGCTCCGGCTCCGGCTTCCTGGCAGAAAACGGCATGATGGACAGCAAGCCGTACATGGTGACAAACCAGATGCCGGCCGACTCCCTGCTGTTCGGTGACTTCTCCCAGGTCATGCTCGGTATCTGGAGCGAAATCGACATTCTGGTTAACCCATACGCAGAACCGGCCTACTCCCGTGGTGGCGTTCAGGTTCGAGCTATGGCGACCTGTGACGTTGCCTTGCGTCACCCGCAGGGCTTCGTTCTGGCAGAACCAACCGGAGTGTAATCAATGGAACGGCGAGCACTTGAGAGCGCCGTTGCAAGCAAGGGCCGCACGCTCTACGGGTATGCGGCCCGCTTCAACGAGGCTACTGATTTGGGGGGATTCTCTGAAATCATCCGGCCCGGGGCTTTTAAGCGCTCGCTGGCCAGTGATGAGGCTCAGAAAATCCGGGCCATTTACGAACACGATGGCCGCTCACTGCTGGGCCGCTCCGGCGCCGGTACTCTCAGATTGTCTGAGGATGCCCAGGGCCTGGCCTTCGAGATCGACCTACCGGATACGTCACTTGGCCGGGATCTGGCTGTACTGGTGGAGCGTGGAGACGTTGCCGGCTGTTCCTTTGGCTTTATTGCCCAGGGGGAGCAGTGGGAAGGGGAGACACGCCACCTAACAGACGTGGATCTGTACGAAATCACCATTACCGCAACGCCGGCCTATGACACCACAAGCGTTCAGGTTCGAGGCAAACAGCCTCAGACCGTGAAACTTGCCCGGCTGTACCTGGAGGCCTGCCGATGAAATGGAATCCGTTTAAGAAAGCCGAACAGCGCAATAACACGCCGGCCTATGACACCTATTACTCGAGCCTTCCCACTGGTGGAGATTCTTCTGGTGTGGCCGTGAATACCGACACAGCCGAAAGTATCAGCGCCGTTTACGCCTGCGTGGCTGCTATTTCCGAGACAGTAGGCAGTCTGCCGCTGTACGTGTTCAAACGCACTGAAAAAGGCCGTGAGAAAGCGGCCAAGCACCCGCTGTACAAGCTGCTGCATGATACGCCCAACGATTACCAGACCGCCCTCGAGTTTCGGGAGCAGCTGCAGCGCCACGTGCTGTTACGTGGCAACGCTTATGCCGAAATCATCCGGGACAATGCGGGCCGGCCTTCTGCATTGCTGCCAGTGCACCCGGACCGGGTAACGATTCTCCGCAGTGCCCAGGGAAAGCTACTGTATGACGTTGTCGACGATAGCGGCCGCACCAAGCGCCTGCTGGCGGACGAAGTGTTACACATCAAGTATCACTCTGATGATGGCGTGATTGGCCGGAGCCCTATTCAGGTGGCCCGCGACACCATCGGCCTTGCGCTGGCGGAGCGTACCCACGGCTCAAAGATGTTCGAGCAGGGTACCAAGCTATCTGGGGTAATTGAGACCGCCCCAGGCACCACCAAGGAACAAGCGGGCCAAATCCGGGACAGCTGGGCTACTGGGCAGGCTGGCGTTAACAACCACGGCAAGACCGCTGTACTGCCTCAAGGGGCACAGTTCAAAACCGTGTCTATGACGCTGGAAGATGCCGATTGGATAGCAGCCCGCCGCCTCTCAATCGTTGAATGCTGCCGGCTGTTCCGTGTACCCCCCGTGATGGTTGCCGATATGGAGGCCGCCAACTATTCCAACGTGGTAGAGCTGGCCCGCTTCTTTGTAACCAATACCCTGCGCCGGCACCTGGTGGCATGGGAGCAGGCTATTAACCGTGTCCTGATTAATGACCCGGCCGCCTACTTTGTAGAGCACAACGTGGAAGGCCTACTACGTGGTGACAGCCTGACCCGTGCGCAGTTCTACGAGCGGGCAATCAATGATCGTTGGATGCTTCGCAGTGAAGTGCGACGTATTGAGAACCTGCCGACGATAGAGGGCATTGATGATGCAGCACCAAGGGAAGCCGAGCGTGAAGTACAAGCCCAAGCGTAGGACGATCTCGCTACACAGTGCAGCATGGGCACGACTGCGTGCCCTGGTGCTGGCGGAGGAGCCGTTGTGTCGTCATTGCAGTGCTAGAGGAATGGTCACGCCGGCAACAGAGGTGGACCACATAGACGACAGCCGCGCTGACTATTCAGACAACAACAGCCGTGACAACCTGCAGGCGCTCTGTAAGCCGTGCCATTCAGTTAAGACAAGCGCCAGCATGGGCAAGGCCACAAGCGCCGGCTGTGACGCCCGTGGCGTGCCTCTCGACCCAAATCACCATTGGAACCAAACCCCAAAATCACCAGCAACCAAAAAAGGCCCGATCGCCTGCCCAAGCCAGTTTTATTGGTAACTCCCATGAAACTTACTCCGAAGCGAACCAAATCAGACAGCACCAAGGCCGCGGTAAAGGCCGTTCAGGCCGCGACTGCCGGCCCCATCAAACCGCCTGCATTCGTCAAAGTGCAAAAGCGTGACGTGTCACGCTGG